GCCTTCTCCAACTTGTAGCGGGCGGCGTTGCGCATGGCGCGGCGCTTCTGCACTTCGGGGGTGCCGTCGTACAGCTTGTACTCGCGGTCGTAGTCTCTCTTTTTAGCCATTAGAGTGTCTCCGGAATGTAGGGTTGTCTCGGCCTGCGTTCTAAATAACGTTTACGAACTCCCGCGCGCCCCTGCGGGTAGATAGCTTCCCACTTCTTACGTCCGTCTATGGTGTAGGCTACGTCCATTACGCCGTTCACGTACGTATAAATGGTGTGTATCTCCGGGTCAGCGGAGAGGAAGTTATCTACAGTACTCTTCATGTCAGGGACGTTACCTTCTTCCAAGAATAGACGACCAATACGCATGGTTATGTCTAGTTCTATCCGATCCACATTACACATAAAACTCCACATAATATTCTCCTAGTACTTGTTCATCTGGTTTATCATGACTTGCTTCACGGCGCTCCGGATGTCCCTTTTACTTCGTAGTCTTTTTGGACAAAACCTTCTTTGCTTCCGTGGACATAAGTGGAGCGGACCCAAATGTTTTTGGTCTCCAACCGTCTGATATGTCCCCGCCTTAGGTGGCTACGCGTACCTTCGCCTGTTCCTGTATGTTCGTGCGGGCTGTCCCACACTTCGCCGCCAATGGAAAGTACGTGATAGTCGTAGAGTCTTGGTTTACTACCATTACTTTTTGCTCTGCGAGCCTGTAGTTTTGGCGGCGCGGGTACAGGTATTTGTTTTGCATCGTGAACGCCTAACAATTTCCATAAGGTGAACACAGTTGTCAGGTCTGGTAAAAACTCTTGTAAAAGTTGAGGTGCCGTAACAGCCCCCTGTAGGATTTTTAAAACGTCAGACGTCGCAGGATCACCACCGAAGCTCATCCCGTATAGACCTGTATGATAATCTTTATTCATCACCACAGTAACAGGGGCACACGCCCAGCGTTTACTTTTTGGTTCTTGCGCTATACTCCACAGCAGTATCCTAGCATCGTTGAACGGCTGCATAGCCACGGTTATCTTCCATGAAGGTAGGCTAGGGCCGGTCAGCGTTGCTGCACCTATGTAGCTTGTCCCTCCTACGCGCTCGATGCTGATTTCCGGCGAGTCCAGCGCGGGATCATAGGCATCTACTTCGCTTAGGATAGCTATCGCAGGGTAGGGTAGCCGGATATCATCGGCTATTGTGGGTGGGTCTTTTAGTACGGCAGAGGCATCCGGTACGTAGAACCTAGGGCTTTTCTCTATAAATCTAGCCATAAACCCGCACATTGATTTACCTTCAGGGCTTAGCTGAGTACCGTACGCTTCAAGGCGTAGTAGTTCCTGTATCGCTGCCCCGAATTTTGCCCAATGCCCTTCCTGTTTCATCACCGCTCCCTATGGTGTGCGCATGACGTAACCGGGCACCAGCCGCACAGCGGGCCAGAGTTCGCGTTCCACACTCCGCTCAACATAGCCCCATCTAGCTGCTCCAGTTCTTTGTCAAACGTCTTTAGGTAGACTTCCTTCTCGTCGGCCCGGTGTTCTTTAGTAATAAAATCGCCGCTGACTAAGAACGCCAGCGCGGACTTTACCTTCTTAACCAGCGGGAAGTGGGAGAAGATAGCCCCGGCGACTAGGTCTAGCTGCTTGGTATCGGCGTATTTGGCGTTCTTACCGGTCTTATAATCTACCGAGTAAGCTCTCTCCCCATTAACAATTATAAGGTCGGCAATACCGCGCCACCAAACACCGCTGTCGAAGAAACCGCAGGGAGCGTAATCCTGCTTCAACCCCAGCTTTACTTCGCAGTGCTTGTCCCCTTCTATCTTACCAAGACTCTCTACTATCGGCTGCATGTACTTAAACTTTTCCGGGATAGGCACGTCAGATTTAACGAACTCCTCCGCAGCTTTATGTACGTCTTGCCCGTAGACCATGGCTTCGCTGCCGGTGTCCTTGACGTCTTTAAGGACTTTTAAATGGTAGTATTTCTTAGGGCACTGTTTGAAAGTGCTTATGGAAGAGTAGGACCACGCAATCATCTGTCGGCCACCCAAAATATAATAAACACCGCAAGCATCATAAGCAGCCCTAACTCCATAACATGACCAGCATACCAACCGCCAAGAGCAGCGCCCACAAGGCGCAGCCAATCCTTACGTTACCCGGTTCCAAGTACCGCATCTACCAGCCTCCTCCCCCATATGCGTTCCATAGCGTGGCGTGTCATGCCGCGAGCATGGCTTTGTTTTATAAGCCCTACGGACTTCATGTTGTGAACAAGAAACGTACCCAGTTCGGAACGCCGGTTGAACTCCGCCAATTCAAGGCGGCTACGTTCGTGCTCCTGCGGGGTCGGTTTCTTGCGTATATACAAGTTCATAACTACTTCTCCGACGCTACTTCTATAGTATTAATTGGGATACCAGACATGTAGCTTGCTTTGCGTATCCGGTCATTCTTGGTCCCTGTTTTACCTTCTAGCACATACTTAACAGTGCTGATAAGAAGCAGAAAATAGAGTTGGTTTACCCGGGCCACTCCCCGGACCTCATCGTACGGCTTAGGCTTGGGTGCCGGTACCGGCGCTTCTTTCACTAACTTGATATTCGGATTCATGTTTCTTTCCTCACTATGTACTGGTAGCTCATGTGCACGGGCTTCAGTTGCTCTGCGAATATGTTAACGAAGGCGTCTACAGCCAGCTTGGGTCTATGTAGGATGTCCTTGAGGTCGCCCCCCTCTAATAATAATACGCATCTGTGTCGCCGTAATTCGCGGTGGTTTCATTTTCCACGGCAAAATACTTGGTCGAGCATTTGAAGTCTGGCACCAGCAGCGTCTTGGGTGACAGCGACGTGTCTATGATCCGCAACCTGTTGTTTGGATAGGCGCAATACTGGCCGTTCTCCAGTTCAATGATGTTCATGCTTTTGTGTTCGCTTGGCGTCTCGCTCGTCGAGTAGTCAACAATGTCCGGCGCGGGGTGGTAATTGTCCAAGGTGCAGACGTATGTGCCGCGCAGCAAGCCGCCAGATTTTATCCTAACTTCATACACCATCGATGCGGTGAACTGTTTGATCACTGACACAACCCCGTAGTCCATCGCGTTCCAAAACTGTAGATCGGTCAGCGGCAAATCCCGGTCAGGCGTTTTCGGTTCCGTCACGAAGGCTGATATCGGCAGCTTGTCAAACATCGCGCCGTAAGCTGGCAGGTACGTCTCAAAATACAAAGCCCGTCCGGGTATGCTCTTGGCGCAGACCCATACACCTTTCACAAACTCGCCATGCCCGTCTTCCAAGTCGCGCAAGTATTCCTTGCGGACCCAAACGTGCTGGGCGGGTAGGTTTGTGATGAGATAGCTCATTCATCCTCCAGCGCTGCGTTAATCATGGCGCGATAAATGTTCGGGCTGGCGGACCCTTCCCAAAAACCCGCCTCGATCATTTTTTTTGTAGGTTCCCGCATAGCCTCGATGGCGGCGCGGGCTAAAAAATCAGGATCATAGTCGTCACGCAAAAGCATCGCTTGGTTAATTGCTACGGCCACCCGTTCAATCATGTCCATCAGCACTCTCCATACATTCCCGCAGTACCGCAGCGTATCCTGCCACATCCAACACGCTATCTACGTGTCCCGGTGTCTCCACCAGCCTAGCCATCTTCAACTGGATCAAACAGGTAGCCACTTGCGCCGCCGTAACTTCAACCCCCAGCATGACGGACCACAGCTTGGCGGTCCTAGTCATATTTTCTTTCATTGGGCCGTAAGTCTTGCCGCGCTCCTCTACGATCTTAAACGCTTCCTTAAGCATGTTAGCGCCTTGGCTCATGTTAGCGTTTCCTCGGGGATAGCGGCGTCATGGCGATCTTGTAGTGGGCTTCGCAGTAGGAAGAGTTTTCTTTCTTAGGTCTGCCGCAAAACCCAAACCCTGCTTCTCCGTAATGCCCGCTGGGAAACCGGCAGTCGTTTCTCTTTAGGTCCTCCATGCTAGGCACAAGGGGTTTTAGGGTGTTGGTACTTTCCACTGGTGTTGGCGGTACGGAACCGGAAGCATTCCAAATTTTCTTGCCCTGCGTTTCTTTTTTCACCCGTACCCGTGCAGGGCTTCTCGTTTTTTGGGCGTCCGGTATTTCCCGCTTGAGCAGCTTCAACCTGTGTACCTTGCCAAGGATAGAGCATCTGGTCCGATCCAGTATCCGTCCGATGACTGTTGAAGTGCAGCCAGCAGCCCACTTCTTGGCTAGCAAGGAAATGTCTTTAGCGGTCCACGCCTTCTCGTATGGTCTAATCATTTTACCACCTCTATAAGTTTTTCGCCCGACTTCAACCATCAGCAGTCTCCGTAAGTTAGGCCGGTACCGGCCTCGCAGTTAAGAGGTAAGTCTGGTGCCCAACTCGGGCGGAGACGCATACACAGCTCCACGAACTCTTTACCTGTTCCTTCCTCCTGCTTGGGTAGGAGGCATCCCACTGCGTCATGCACCGTCATTACCACCCGGTACTTCTTGGATATCCGCAGCATCTGTTCGCCGATCACGATACGCGCCAGCGCCTGACACACGTTCTCCGTCAGCTTCCCCCCGTACAACTTCGTAGTCACCACGCTCTTCCCGCGCTTGGTGTCGTAGACGTATTCTAACTTACCATCTTCTTCATTCTTCTCTTTGCGGAGGTTGGGGTACTGGAGGTACAACCCGTTAGGCAGTCGTATCCCCTTGGACCCATCCACAAGCACAACTCCGTCACGCCCGTAAGGCGCTGTCTCATCGGCAACCATTGCTTTGATTGCATCATCGCCCTGCTTCCAAAGTTCCGGTATCTTGTAGGCAGTCCGGCGGTAAGTGCTGATGATCTCTTGGGCTTCGCCGTCTGTAAGAACTACCTTCTGGTTCTTCATATGTGTTTGGAACCGGGTCCAGCCTAGGCCGTAACCACAACCTAAGATAACCGTCTTACCTAGAAACCTTTCTTGCGAGGTTATGGCTTCCGGTTTTCTGCCGTATATCTTCCCCGCCATGATCTTGTACACGTCCTCGCCCTTCTCAAAGGCTTCGACCAAGTCGTCCTGCTCGGCCAACCACGCAAGGGTTCTGGCTTCAATCTGCGAACTATCGCTATCGCATAATACGTAGCCAGCAGGGGCTAGCATCGCAGACTTAAGCGCTGACGCACGCGGTAGGTTCTGCATGTTCACCTTGTCATCGCCTCCCCACCGTCCGGTGTGCGCTGCGTAGTAACGCAGGGGGATGGGCAGCTTGCCCCGCTTGGCTATGCCTATTAACCGCTCAGTCCTTGTCTCTTCCAAGGTACTCTTTATACCTAGCCGCGCCGCCACCAGCGTCTGCACAAGTACATCTTCGTGTTCCAACAGCGCTATGAACTCTTCGTCTGTTTTACCAAAAGCCCAAGTCTCCTTGCCCGTGGCCTTGCTTATTTTGGTAGGCGGGACCGCGCCCATATTCTGTAGGGCAAGAGCAAACTTGGGGTTGCTCATGAGGACATCTTGGTTGGCATCTACTGATAGGAGAAGCCGCCCTTTCTGTTTTTGTATTTCATATAGGTGGGAGGTTAACTCAACCCCGGCCAACTCCAGCACCGGCTCTGAAAACATCCTCACCGTTAAATCAATCAGCTTGAACTCGTCCACCGGGAAACCCGCGCCCAGCACGTTAAACAGCTTGTACGTAAGTTCGGCGTCGTTCTTGCAGTATGCGCCGTACCTACGCAGTGACGCCGCATCGAAGTCCAGCCTACGCATACCCAGCGCGTTGACGACCTCGTCGCCCTTCTCACCCAGCTTGTATTGCTTGACCAACGAAGCCAAACTTACACTACCATTACTCCCATGCACGGCGCGGGCCATGCTCAGGGTGTCCGCGATACGCTTGGGTCTGATGTCGTACACCCAGCTAAGGATAGCCATATCGAACATGGCGTTATGGGCTACCGCTATCGAGTTATCCCAGTCGAACCGGTTAAGGAAGGCTTTGGTGTCGGCCCAAGACCCGCTGAACCACACAGCAGGTTCTTCGTTCTGTTTCACACTGACGCCAATGGTCTCAAACTCAGGCGAACGGATGTACTCCTCAGTAGTTATCTTACCGAGAGAATAGGTCTTAGAGTAATAGGTTTCAAAGTCGATGGTTAAGATGTTCACTTTGCTATCGGTTCCGGCTCTTGTAATACGGTCTGAATAACTTTCTGGGTGAAGCTCTCGCCCTGCACACTTAGCAGCTTTCTGTGTAGAGCCAGCACCTCCTCGTCGGATAGGTACGCCAGAGACAGCCGGTCAGTGATACGGGCCTTGTCCGGGTTAGCCAGAGCCCAGCCGCGCTCGCTTAGTGGTGCTACCAACCAGTCCCATTTCGTACTACGACCAACCAACACCTGAAACTCGTCTGGGTTGCTGCCCATGCGCTTGAGGAGGATTTCTACGCCTTGGTTCATGTGCGGTCCTTGGGGCTAAAGCTATCGGTACGGTCTGAACTCAAGCGGCGGATCATCGCGTCTATTAAATCTAAACTGTGTTCGTTAACCACCAGCGCCAGACCGCCCGCAAGGCGTATGCGTTCTATCTCGCGGTCTTGAAGAGCGGTAGTCTTGCTGAACGCAGCTTTGCATTCAAGAGCCAAGAAGGTACCGTGTACGCAGCAAACAATATCTGGTACGCCGCTGCGACCAAACCCACCAGTGGTGGGGAAGAAGTAGTAGACGTTGTGTTTCTTCAACACCGCTACTACAGCATCTTTTACTTTTTTCTCGGGAGTTTTTGCCATGGGGGGAACATAATAGGGCGACTGGACTTTGTCAAACCCTAAATACAAAAAAAGCCGCCCGGTTAAGGGCGGCTTTCTCTTGGGTAGAAGTAGCGTTACGCTACTTTATGCTTGGTCTGGCGTACGTGTTATAAAGAACAACCTATAGCTTGCCCTGTACCCTGCATTGTCTACGTAAGTATTATCAGGGTTCAGCTTCAGCAACCCAACGCCCTCTCGTATGTGAGGGGGTAGGCTGTCACTGGTATGCTCTGTGTATGTAAGGTTAGTACCAGCCGTTAAGGTAGCCCTATTAGAAAGAAAGTAATTAGCGCCGCGCGTAGCAACCACACTCCCCAGTTGAGATAACCCAACGCCTAGGCCCTTATACTCAGACATCTTCTCGTCCAAACCAGTCAGGTGTGCAGGGTCAGCACCGTGCTTGATAAGTTCCACGCTCGTAGCAGTCCAGTCAGTAAACAAGTAGGTCTTGACCGGGTCATCCAGCTTGTCGTAGACAACGGCGAACTCCCGGCCCTTCCTGTACGCTAACCCGCTGAAGTTTTCCTTTAGCAAAGGTGCCTGCTTGACCAAGTACTCCTCGTTAGACAGAAGAGCAAAAGTCTCCAGCACCAGTTTAATGGCCTTCTTCGGCAGGGTTGTGCGTGTGTCGCCGCGCCGTGTCTTTAGCTTCTGTAGCCGGTGGTTCGTCAGGCCGATTGTCTTGTCGTCGTAGAACCCACGGCTATAGATAGACCCTAGGTAGTCCGATCCACAGAACACATCGAAGTGCGTACAGGTGGCGTCAGTGTCAGCCGCGAACGTCCAGTTAGGACGCGCCCGTGCCAATGGTAGGATAACAGAGGCTAATACTCTACCTGTGCTAGAAGATAGTTTGGGGTCGCGTTTCATATGTGCAGAAAGTACGTTGGGCAACTCCATGGGTGCGTAGTCAAAGTCAACTCGGTTCATCTTAGGGGTGGGCGATGCCATGCTCTTGGTTCCTTGTTGGTTAGCTAAAGTCTATGCTTCTATTGACAGTTAGTATGTACTCGGCGTGGTTGGACTGGCGCATCTCTACATCGTCCGTCTCCTCGCCTAGGCGTACGAACTCCATAGCACCGCGCACTACCGCTTCTTCTCGGTCGAACAAACTACAAAACGAATTCAGTGCCTCGTTTATGGCTTGTATCTCGGAGTAGCTGTCGTACCACTTCCACCCACCAAAGCTGAACGCCATAATCGTACGCCCATCTATTATGGGTTCTTCGTAGGCGAAGTCTTTCTTCGGGAAGTTCTCATCTACCCAAAGTTTGATAGCTGCGTGGTTCCCCGGGTTTAATGCGTAGAACACGATCTTGCCGTCACTCCTGTATCCCATACTCCTACCCCCTACCAGTCGAACGTATTGAGAATGTTGTCCACCTTGGATTTGATACCAGCGCGTACCTCAGGGCATTCCTTGAGCGTGTCGATATCCGCTCCGGCCATAGTACTCTCCAGCATACGCCGTGCCTTCTCCAGCTTGGGGTCCTTGGTGACGTTGAGATGCCCAAGCATACCGCACAAGTCCAGCGCGTTTGTGATGAGTGTGTCGTGGTACCTCTTCTTAGTGTCTTCGCCTTCCACATCAGTCAATTTACCAGAGATACCCTCAAGCAACTTGTGGAGACGATCCCACGGTTCCTTCATGGCGTCAGCCAGCCTGTCGTTGAAGCTGATCTCGTACTCAGCCCGGACCTCGTCCAGTTCCTGTGCAGGGATATCCAGCCGGAAGTCTCCGCTCTCAGGCACAGGTGAGAACACCCACCGCATATCAAACATACTGCGGACCTGATCTGCCGGGGGGTAATCGTCGGGGTTGAACATATTACCCAACCCCTCGGAGTGGTTCTTGACGATCTGCACCAGAGCCGGGAAGTTCTGCGCAAACTTGTCAGCCATTACGCTGAACGTACTCTTACGCAAGTTCACCTCCTGCTTGTAGTCCATGAAGACGCTAGTGGACAGAAGGCGCGGGCCGCGATCTACCCACGGCACCGTCTGGCTTTTGTGCCACGCGCGGCAAGCGGTTGCGTACAGTTCGATCTCCCGCCTCTCGCTGGTGCCGGCCATCAGGTTCTTACGCACTTGCGCTGCTTTATGCCCGGCGTGGTTGCTAGTGTTGACCGTCTCAGTCTCCCCCTTGTCCACTTTTTCGGCAGACCACAGGTTGATGTTTAACTCGGCCAGTATCGTGCTTGATGCAATGCTCATTGGGAGTTCCCTCTGGTTGGTAACGTGGTAGGCTAGGGGGTAACGGGATGCTACCCCCTAGTAGGCCGTCACTGCATACGTAGAAGTTCAACCACCTTGCGCTCGTTATCGCGGGACGAAGTGTAGTTGCCCTTACCCCACATAGCGAAAGCATGAGAGCCGATGTTGGAAGCCAGCGTGTATGGATGGAAGCGATCAAACGGGATTTCCACCGCTTCACCCGGCTTCAAGTCCTTGATTAAGGGCAGGAAGTACGCCGGGGTTTCACCGCGCCTGTAGCGATGACCCGATGGTGCGTTCGTGCCAGCAGTCTTGGACACGCTGCCGTGTTGTAAACGTACCCCATCTGGCAGGAGTATGTCGTAGGAAGCACCCGCGCTTTTCAGCAGGGTGGTAAGCCTGTTGATTTCTTTCTTCTGGATGTTCAACATTATAATTGGTAGTCCTTCTGGTTAAAGTAGCGTTACGCTACTTATTGGTTGGTCACTACTACTCTGCACTAATGTCAACGTGGATGGTCTTACCCACGGGGGCGGTGATGCTAGAGCCGCCACTCCCACATATGACCCACAGGATAGGCGCGGGCCAATCAGTACCCCAGTTGCTGATGTATCCATCCGTGAACACGATGATACAGTCGGGGCTAATGTTCTTGTTTTTCATAAAGGGGATGGCAACAGTAGGCTCGGTGCCACCACCTTCCTTGGGCTTAGTCACGAACGCGATAGTGTCCATGGTGCTCTGGGTGTAGTGCTCATGGCCTGACACATAGCTACCCCAGTACAGTAGGTCCACGCTCTCAGGGTGTACTTCCTTGAGCATACCCACGATCTCAGACATCGCGGCCATGCGCTCATCGCACCCAGTGCTACCCGACATATCCTGCATCAAGACCAACGAACGCACGCGCTCGCTGACCATGCTAGGCATATATACATCGTCGGCAAGGAAGCGCCTGTTGGGTCTACGCCAGCTAGACGCATCATTACCCCGACACGTAGTCCGTACGAACTCACGCAGTTCCTCGCGCCAGTTCACCTTGGGTGTAGTCAGTTCGCCCAAGTCCCAGTCACCACCACCCATGCCCTTGCCGCATTGCTTGTTGGCCGCGATCTTGCCTTGGCGGATAGCCCGATCTACTTCCTGCGCCAGTTCACGTTCCTCTTCGTCGGTCCTAGCATTGGCGTCCTCCCACCCATGATCGTCCAAGGGTTCGCCATCGCCCTCTACCGGTGGACCCTTACCCGTGCCTTCTTTCTTCCTCTTCTTGAGGATGTCGAAGATTTGCTTGGTGTTCATGCCCCGGAACTTAGCGTCGAGACACCATGCTGGCCTACCATCCTTGTACAGCATGGCGATCAGGGTCTCGTTGGGGTCCTGATCCACCAGCTTGAGGTTGATATGGAAGTCACAAGCCATGTTAGCTAGGCGTGGGTCCTCGTCCCATAGCTTCTTCCACGTTGTCAGGTGCCGATACATCTTGTGGTAGTTCTCGTGCATACAGGCGAACGCAACGTGCCTGTCGTCAGTCAGACCGTTGATGAACTCCCGCCCATACACCTCATTGCGTCCGTCCGTGTACGCCGTAGGAACGCCATCTTTTACGGAGCAAGTACCCATCATCATGATGCCTGACATGGCGCAGAACATATTGCTCCGCATGAGACTGATGCGAACCTTCTGTAGTCTGCGTATAGTTTTATCTAATGGTATTAACATGTTGGTTTGTCCTTTTTTTATAGTGGTTTACAGCAGGTCTTCGTTCTTCTGGACCCAATTCGCAAACGCGCGGTTACCGTATGCGATGGGCGCTTGCTTCTTGTTCTTGACTACGTTGATGCCGAACACAGCCTGCCACTCCGGGTCGAACCGCTCCAGATAGTCCATGAACGGGGTCATGGTATCCTTGGTGATTAGCTGGATAGCGCCATACGCCATGACGGCACACGCACCCGAACTCTTGGGTACAGGTACGCGCTTGGGATCACGCACCATGTCTGCCCACCTCGGCAGCTCGTCCTTGTACGCAATGTGTGCCTCCATATCCCGCGCAGTCGCTTCGCCCACAGCGCCAGACAGCGCAGCAATCAGGGTATGTGCGTCATAGGCTTCCCTCTTGCTTATGATCTCGTTCGCCCGCATAGCGGAGCGCGGCGAGAAGAACGCCTTCTGCGTAATGCGCGGGTTGAAGATGTGGTGATTGCCAGTCTGGTCGCCGTCCGTGTATGACGCAAAGGCATGTGGGTTGTCCTTGACCCACAGAGCCAGCGAACCATCAAGCCCGTTGTCGAAACCCCAGTCCAGCCATTCCAGTGCGGTAGGCTTACGCACGTGGATCATGACCAAGCGGTTGCGCGTATGCGCTGCCAGACTATCGCCCAGCCCGTTGTCGGACAGGTTACAGGTAGCGAAGATATGAGACAGGGGGTGAATGTCCAAGTCCCCAAGGCGCGGCTTGTCAGTCTCGAACATGGAGTGGAGCATATTCTTAACCGGGGTCGCTCCCTTGGCATACTCATCCAGCATACAGATGATAGGACCGCCAAGGTGTATGCCAAAGCGAGAGTTGGGTGCGTATCGTGTGATGCCCAGTTCCTTGTCCACCATAGGCATGGAGATATCGCCTAGGTCCATAGTGGGTACGTCCATATAAGATGCGTGGTAGTCCGGGTGGGCTTCCTTTAATACCCGCATGATGCTCGACTTGCCGATGCCGGGTTCGCCTTCCAAGCAATAGCGTACAGAGGGGGTGGCAAGTATAAGCTGCGCCGCTTGAGCAAGCGAAAGCTGCGTGTTGAGGTTGATAGCAGTAGATGTCATAGGTCAGTTCCTTCTGGTTAAGTAGCGTAACGCTACTTTTGGTTGGTAGTCGGTTGGTGTTACAGGTGTAACTAGTCAGGCTTTTGGGTTCTTTTTTTTTCTTGCCCATTATGTACGTAGTATACCATACTAATTAGACTTTGTCAATAGGAGGGAGTACTACGCCTTTTTATATTTTCCGTATACATCTTGCACAATCCTACCTGTGCGTACTTCGATGGGTGTAAACAATGCGTCACTGGCGTTGTTATGAAACACCGCTTCCTGCACATACTTGCGGACCTTGTTGGGGGACACGGTAATCCTGTCGCCCCAGTGCTTGTAAGTTTCGTTGGCGACTATGGACATGAACGCCGTGTGCATCTTGTTGGGGTCTTCGCTCATCGCGTGTTCGGCAAGCTCGGGGTATTCAAGTAAAGCATTTTCACGTGCCTCTACCGCGACGAACCCATCTTGGTGCAGCTTCGTCATACCTACGGCGTACTTGAGGAACGGCTTGAAGGGTTTGAACAGAGTGTTGTACAGGGGTATGTTGAGTTTTCGGATCGTAGGAAACACCGGGTTGAGGCAAAATATATTGCCGGTGCCGCTCATCCTGCTGAAGCTGGTTTCTGTGGCTGCCTGTTTCCTTTTCTGACCAACAGGAACAAACCCATCCACAAGCACACCTTCCCCGTTATCGAACGTGGCGTTCACCCACACTCTGCCGTGTATGCGCTTGCAAGACACACCCAGTATGGACGCGACTTGCTTTTGGGTATTTTGACCCGCGTACGTGAATGTAAGTTTGATCGTACCATCGGGGTGGAAAGTGGTGTCCGTCCCGTTGTGGTGGCAAGCGATGATATCGCCCACCTTCTTGATCCCGCACCATTGCCACTTCCTGCGTTCGCCTAATGGCTTAGCGCCGTTCCTATTACCGCGTATCGGGCTGATAGATGCCTCTCTCTGCACGGCTTGGGCATAGTCCCTGATAGGTTCTACGCCATCGTATCCACAGTACCTCATTGTCATTCTCCCGTAGGTTGGTTAGTTGGTTAGATGATTTCGTCTGCGTGTCTTGTGTCGTAGTACGTCAGGCATAAGCTAACAAACAGAAGGTGGAGTTGCAGACTAAACCCCGGATGGTCCGTCTTTCCTGTCTTGACCCACACCTCCACACCTATAGCCACTACGCCGAACCAAGTTGCTTCGAACTCCACAACCTTGTTCTTGGCTACGTCCCACACTTTCCATAGTAATGTCTTGTGCGGTATCGGCGTAGATACTTGGACTACTGCGTTGATATACATATCTTCTCTCCTTTTGGTTAGTTGTCGTAAGCACAGGCAGGGCAAGCGATTACTTTATTGCCCCTCATTTTATGCCACTCGTTCTTCATTACTCCCGCACCGCACTGGCACGTGAGGTTCTCTCGGTTGATCTTGCTACCGGGTACGATGTAGTTGGCTTTGGCTTTCACGCTATTCCTGAAGGTCTTGCCCATCAGTTGACCTCCTTCGAACCGGACAGTGCGAACCCATCATCAACAAACCTACCCAGAAGAATATCCAAAGACGCCGTAGGTACAGCGTACCCTGCCTCCACCATTATGCCGGTGGCGTTGGCGAACAGCCAAGCGTTGGCATCCTCGTTCATGGGCTGGAGGATATACACGGCCCCACCACCCAGCATTATCAGGTCAGCTTCATGTGGCATTTTTCTTCTCCACTTCTGCATTGGCCAGCTCGTCGAAAAGTAGCGTAACGCTACGGGGTGCCACAAACTTAGTGTGCGCCGTGCGCGGGTCGAAGATATACATATTCTCTGTATCATCACGCAGCGCACACTTCTTATTGAAGTCCTCGGTCCAGTCTGCCCACTCATCTAGGGCGGGCTTATGCACGCGCATGGCAGAGGTATAAGGATAAGAAGGAAGCGCAACATCCCCAACATCTGCCTCCACTGCGTCCACCTCCGTCAGACCGTATTTTTTGGGCGCTCCTGTCAGCCAGTCAACGAACCGCTGCCACAGGGTACGCCGGAATATAGAACGCATGATGCTGGACTTACCGACACCGGGTTCGCCAGCGTCGATATAGTAGTGAGTACCCTTCTTAGTGATTGTCATTGTCATTCTCCTTTTTCAGTTTCTTGTATACTTGCTCGGTGGTCATGCCCTTGTACTTAGAGGGTACGTCTATCCCTGAGGCAGCAAGTATATCGTTGATACGTGCGTCTTGCGCTTTGTTCCACTCCTGCATCGTCACGCCGCCCTTCTCAAGCGCCTTGTGCAGGTTAAGGTAGACTTCGTGCATCTTGGTATGCACCATCAACCAGTCCTCTAGGTCGATCTGCCGGGGGTCTTTGTCGGTCTTGGGTTTCTTGGTCATTTGGTTTCTCCGTTGTTGTACTGGTCAAACAGTTGGCGATCATTCTCATCATCGAATGCCATATGTTGCAGGACGCGCTCGATCTCAGGGTGTTTCCCAAACCTTCCTGCCTCGTACGCAGCGCGCAAGTCATACGCAGCCCATGCCTTGCACACGGCGCAGCCGGGGCTGAACTCAGGGCATCTGCCCCCGTCTTGCATAAGCTCTTCGTGGGTGAAGGGTTTGGACAGGGTTTCCGCCAGTTCCTTCCACAGTCTGTCTTGTTTCTTGGTCATTTCTTTTTGCTCCGCTTGGTTGGATGGGTTCAACAGTTGGCGGTTTCCGTGGTCGAGGGCTGCGTTTATTATTTGGATGGCTTCGTACCCGACACCGCCTTCGTTGAAGGTATCCATATCAATACCTTCATCTGCTATATTGCTCAGTGTATCTAACGCAATAAATAAGGCGCTCTGCATCACTGCTATTTTGTTATCATCCTTGCTCATATCTCGCTCCTCTTGGGGTTCGGTCTTTTCTTTCTCAGTCATTGTCATTCTCCGTAGTTAGATGGGTTCAACAGTGCTTAGTTCGGCCAGTACGTCTTTGGGGGGTATCTGGCGGATGTTAGTCATGCCGTATTCCCCGTTGGTCACATAAAACTTCTCATGCTTAGTGATGGCATACGGCATATGCAGGAACGCATTGGCTCCGTATGTTCTCTTTATCGCTGCGGCCAGTGTCTCGAACGCAATCTTGTATTCCCGGAATAGCGGGTGCCACGGCGTCCGGTCCCCGTTGTTTGTTGCCCGCCACATCTCGTCCTCCGCTTGGGCTGTCACGCATACGCCCAGCCAAGCCAGCTTGAGGCAGGGTTGTTCTTGGTTAGTCATTGTTCTTCTCCTCGGCTTCGGCTATCAGCCGCTTGAGTGTGGCTTGGGCTATCCAGCCGTGTTCTTGGGAGTAGTTATCGTCCAGTTGTGACGTGAGGTCTCCCAGCGTGCATAGTATGTCCTTGAGGACGGCTATTTCTTCTTTGGTCATTGTCGTTCTCCGTGGTCGAAGTAGCGTAACGCTACTTTTGGGTTGATCTAGTTTGTGTTGATTTCATATTTTACGGTCTGAGGTGCGGCAGGGTTGCGCTTCACTTCGTCTCCACCCATTCGCTCTGGGTGGGCGTCCACACATAGGTGGTCACAGTCCCGTCCGGGTGCGTGAACCGCTTGGTCGGGAGTACGGCATAGGAAAACATAATGTGGTTCTTGCTGGCCCCGATCTTGGCCCGCTCGATCCTGATCTTTGCAGGGGTACGTTCAACCAGCACTCTGGTCTTGGTCATTGGGTAGTCTCCTTCTTCTGCTGTTTACTTGTTGGTGCGATCTGAGATGGTGGAGAGCATACGCAGGCAGCCTTCCACTGCGGCGGTAAGTTCGGCTTTCGGGTAGTGCGGGTGGTTGCGGGCAAGGTCGGCCAAGCACTTGTGCAGTTGGGTGATGGCGTGGGTATCGGCGTTCTTCTTAGTCATTGGGTAGTCTCCTTCGTTTGCGGAAGTAGCGTAACGCTACTTCCGGGGTGGGTCGGCGGTTGAGGGTCTGGGTTTTTTTCGGATTTCTAGCTACCTAAGGATACTACCACATAAGCTAGACAAAGTCAAGGGTTAGAGGGTCATAGAAACAACATATTTTCAATCTGCACAGGCGTGTTTTTTACGGTCTGAGGTGGTCAGTCCTCGCCCCATGCTTTCAGCAGGTCGGCGTTATCAGGGTCAGTGATGGTGGATGGTTTGGCGGGGAGTGGGTGCGCCTTGACCGCATCAATGCCTAGGTAGGCACGCAGCGCCAGCGCAACTACCGTTGTGGGGCCGGTGAAGTCCGCCTTGGCACGGGCTTGTAGTGCGGGGATCAAAATGGATGGTAGTTCAACGCGCATAACGTGGTACTCCAATGGTAGCTGGGTGGATTGGAACTGGTGTAACGTGGTAGGTATATGGCTGTTCAGTGGCCGTTACAATGCCACTCAGGTGCCACCTTTTTCACCCGGTAAACTAGAAAGTAGCGTAACGCTACTTGGGGCTAACATAGAAAACCCGCAGAAACACTGGATTCTTATGTTAGAATGTTAGGGAGGAAAAGTGAAAACTAACAATAGTTCTAACATTTGGGGGGTATAAAAAGTGGTAATGAGTTCAATGGGTTGTGAAGTGAAAGTTAGTGTATTGTTATAGTGTTAGCTTTTTAGATAAATATAATAGCCCCTAGGGGGATTTTTTTACATCGCCCTGCCAACTCGCTCGAACCCCAAATCCCCGAAAACTCCAAAATACCCCTTAACATTATAACATTCTTAACAAAGTAATGGGATCAAGTACTTAGCTTTAACATTACCCCTAACATAGCCTAACAATGCTAACAATGCACAATCGCTCTCGCTATCACCCTTTACGGTCTGACTAACATGGGGAAACTCTGGTCAATCGCTTTCACCATCACCCTTTACGGTCTGACTACTACAGTGGAAGGAAGTAGCGTTACGCTACTTATGGGCGCGGGTTATCCGCTCTGACGCTACCGCTAGCGCCTTCGATACGGTCTGGATAAACTAAACGGCGAAGCCAAAAAAAACCCCATCCCTTTCGGGATGGGGCTAAGAAGTAGCGTCACGCTACTTGTCGGAGATACTGTTGCTGCTGCTGATAGAGATCGCCCCGGAAAGTATCGTCCGGGCCTCGTCAAATCGGGCCGCAAGTTCGCGCTTGCGGATAGCGTATATGTCGCGGGTATCGTTACCGGCTGCTTCGTCTAACTGTAATGCTGCTCTAAATAATGCCTGTTTCGCCAATTCTATCGCGTCAATGTAATCCATTTTTTTCCCTTTCTAGGTTGCACTGGAAAGGGGCGCGGGAAACCGCGCCCCAAACCAGCAAAGCCTTACTTGTCGGACTTGGCCTGAACCTTGTCCACTTCACTGTCGAAGTTCACGCCTACGGCCAAACCAATGGCGCGAAGGTTTTTCACAACATTATCCAATTCAGTCTTTGGCGCAAAACCCATGACGCCTTCCTCGTACTTGGCATATGCGCCAGCAATCATGGGAACGATGACGGCCATGTAGGCGTGGAACGTTTTGGCCTCTTTCAGCTTGTTGGCCTTGCGTCCCTTGTTGCCGCCTTTCTTTTCCACCAAATCCTGCATGGCCTTGGCGGCTTCCTTCGAGATGGGGAGACCGGCGAGGAAAGCAATCTTGGCGGCTTTGCCCATCATGCGCTTTTTGTTAGTGCCGAATTGATCGTCGATATTCTTGCGGCGAATAGGACAGGCTTCATCCGCCATCCTCATATCCCGGTCCGCCGTGAGACCCTTGGACATAAGGACATATTCGGGAGTACCGCGCAGCAGCACATTGGTCCCGTGCTTGGCCAGATAGAAGCAAACCAGATTGGTTTCCGCCGCATCCGTCAAAGCTTCGACATTAATGCGGGACTTGCGCGCATTTTCCAGACCCGTAAAAACGGCGGCCTGCGTCATGCGTCCCGCCTTGGCCAGCAGGTCTTTGGCCTGCACCTGCGTCATGGCCTTGGCCTTGTGCGCCTTGGCCAGTTCCTTATCCGCCAAAGCCTTGGCCTTGTCCTTCAAGGCTTTCTCTTTGGCCCGCGCGGCGGTACGAACGGCGGCGGCGGCCAATTGCGCCTTGGTGGCCTTCTTCTTGGCAACCTTGGCAACGGGAGCATTCCCGTTTGATGTAATAGTAACAGTCATTAGAACACCTCTTTAGAAAGTAGCGTGACGCTACTATGGGAAGGGCTTGGCTTATGCCGCGCCGTTTCCATGTAAGTATTATGCCGGAGAATGCAGGGGCAAGCTAATCAGGGTCCAAGCTTGGACCCCACCGGGTGGCACCCCCCAAAACGTAGCAATTAAAGCTCTAGCCCCCATATTACTAAAACGCTCAAAGGATTAGCGTTTTTCACAGACCCCCCCGTAACATTGTCATACGCAGACCCCCCGGGGGGTATTTTTTGTCCAAAAACCTAGGGGGGAGTATATTTTTTACAAGTTTTCTTAAATTAGCTGTTTTTGGCCTGTTTGTAACACCCCCATCCCGTTGTTTTTGCTGTGTTTTTTTGGGTATTTGCTAGCAGATACCCACCCAAAATAGTACACCTCCTCACAATACCCCCCCCTTTTCCACCACTAACCATCCCCTTGACAAAAACCCCGGTTAACCCCCCATATGCAGACACTGTAGCTGGGAACCCCGCTCTTACATGCCAATATTAGATATCGAGCCTAGTAAAACTCACCCAATCCCCTACTCGTCCAGCCCGGACGAGCCCAAAACCTTCATTGAAGAGCTTGAAGTAGCGGGTAAAACCGCAGAATTCTTGGTTGGTATAGGCGCGGAACTGGAACTTGACCCAGAAGACGCCGAAACGCAGCAGAGGCTGCTTGAAGAAGCCGTAAAAGCCAAGAAAAGCACCAATTTAACCAGTATAAACACGGCTTTCGCAGCCGCAGCGTTCCTGCGCACCTATGGCCAGAACCTAGCCATGGACGTTGCCACGGCACGCGCCGCTATAACCAACAAACTGATGGAGCTGGCCAACTGCGGGGACCCGAAGTTCGAACTTAAGGCCCTAGAACTGCTGGGTAAGCACAGCGACATCGGAATCTTCACCGAGCGCAGCGAAATCACCATCAACTACAAGAACCCCGAGGAACTAGAGAACGCCATCAAGGAGCGGGTGAAGAGGCTCCTCAACGCCAACACAATAGACATCACCCCCCTATCCCAGAGTATAGAAAGCGAGCTTGAGGGCATTGGCCGGGAAGAATCTGAGGACGAAGAAGGCGAAGAAGAGGGAGAAACCCTCTGAGAAAACAAGCCACAGACCCATTCGCTAACATATCCCTCAAGGACATCCCCTCTATCCTGCCTCTCCTGTCCCCCGCCGAGCAGGAACGCCTGCTTGCGGAGCTGGATCACCTAGAGAAACTGAAACTAAAAACCCAGTGCCAGAAGCACTTCCTTCCCTTTGTTAGGGAGATGTGGCCGTCCTTCATCGCCGGGCGGCACCACGCCCGCATGGCCCATGCGTTTGAACGGGTGGCACGGGGGGAACTTAAGCGCTTAATCATTAACATGCCGCCCCGGCACACTAAGTCTGAGTTTGCCTCTTTCCTGTTTCCGGCTTGGTTTCTCGGCCTTTACCCCGAGAAGAAGGTCATCCAGACCAGCCACACGGCAGAACTCGCCGTAGGCTTCGGGCGTAAAGTTAGAAACTTGGTAGACACGGATGCCTACCACGACATCTTCCCCAATTTAGTTCTTCAAGCAGATTCCAAGGCGGCGGGCCGGTGGAATACCTCCAAGGGGGGTGACTACTTCGCCATCGGTGTTGGCGGTGCGGTTACGGGTAAGGGCGCGGATATCCTGATTATCGACGACCCGCACTCCGAACAGGAGGCGGCGATAGCCGAGACCCAGCCCGAGGTCTACGACAAGGTCTACGAGTGGTACACCTCAGGACCCCGCCAGCGACTACAGCCCGGGGGAAGCATAGTGATTGTGGCCACTAGGTGGTCCAAGAAAGACCTGACGGGGCAGGTGCTTAAGGCTGAAATTCAGCGTGGTGGTGAGGAGTGGGAGGTCATTGAGTTCCCGGCCATCCTCCCGTCTGGCAATTCCCTATGGCCTGAGTTCTGGTCTTTAAAAGAACTCACCGCGCTGAAGGAAGAACTACCGAACAGTAAATGGCAAGCCCAGTACCAACAAAACCCCACCAGCGAGCAGAGCGCTATTGTTAAGCGTGAATGGTGGATGACTTGGGAGCAGGAGAAGCCGCCGAAATGCGACTTCGTGCTTACTTCTTGGGACACGGCGTTCGAGAAAACCCAGCGTGCCGACTACTCGGCCATGACCACGTGGGGGGTGTTTTACCACCCGGACGAGGACACGGGTAAAATACAAGCAAACATAATCCTCCTAAACGCCGTACGGGAGAGGTGCGAGTTCCCCCGCCTCAAGCAGCTATTCCTTGAGCAGTATAAGGAATGGAAGCCTGACGGGGTAATTATTGAAAAGAAGGCCAGCGGTGCGCCGCTTATCTACGAGATGCGGGCTATGGGCATCCCGGTGCAGGAGTTCACCCCGACCAAGGGGAACGACAAGATCAGCAGGTTGAACGCGGTAAGTGACTTGTTTGCCAGTGGCAGGGTCTGGGCCCCGGGTAACCACTGGGCCGAAGAAGTCATAGACGAGGTGGCAGAATTCCCGGCTGGCGAGCATGATGACTACGTGGACTCTGTCTCCATGGCCTTGATGCGGTTCCGTAAGGGTGGGTATATACGTACAAGTCTGGACGAAGAAGAACCGAAGCAGCAGTTCAAGCGCAAGTTCGAAGGGTACTACTGATGGCCGGGAAGGGACTAGATTACTACGAAGATTACTCTGATCCGTACGTATCGGAAAGCGACAAGCTTGGTGCGAAGAGGCGTGACCCGTACGGCACCATCCCACTGCCTTCACAACTTAAGTATTACAAGGCTGACGCCAGAACCGGGAAGCGCGAGACGCTCCCGATGACGATAACGGACAAGCAGCTAGATTTCTTGCCGTATGGCCAACAACCTAGAAAAGATACTTACAACATTAACCCGATAGAACTTATGGCCGACAACCTTTTTGGCCTCCAACAAGCTCAGAAATACGGTGGCCCTAAGATTACGCCTGAAGAAATGACCGCGCTTTTGTTTCAGGAGGGTAGACCGGACTTTGGTTTGAACTCCGCTGATATGTACGGCCACGACAAGCAGGCTTCGGGGCTTAGGGATAAACTAGGAAAGGAAGAAGGCTACCTAGAGGATTGGCGACTCAACAGGAGCAGCCCCGCAGATTTAGCCGCGTCTATTCTTTACGCCAAGAAAAAGGGAGCGGAGCTGGGAGTACCGTGGACCAAGGTTTGGAACGGACTTGGGAGAAACGTTACGTTTGGTCGGTCTACTGACTCCGCTGTGGTTGGGGGGAAAGTAACGCCCGGGGCGCGCGAAGTGGACTACGTTAAGGAGCAGAACCAGAACCGCGACATAGTAAACGACCCTAAGAACGCGGAAATTCTTAACTTCATCAGACAGCAGATGGCCCCCCCGCAGGACTTTGATACTCTCAACCAGCAAGAGTTCCAGAGACGGACCCAAGCCCGCGAAGCTGATGTTGCTAACAAGGCGGCTGAGTATTCGTATAATTACGATTACGGCGGAAAAAAATCTACTGGTGATAAGATAAAAAGAGGTCTTTTGGACCTTTTTGAATTTAAAAACCCCTTCCCATCCCGGGAAACCCTTACCGCGCGTTTTCGGGGAGAAGCAGAGGACTACATCCCTAAAGTCCGTCCCTACACACCCAAAAAGAAAGACGTAAAGGTTGCGTCCAAAGCCAAAGGTGGCGCAATAACCATCGACGACGGTAATCCGGCGAAAAGAAGAAAGTTAATATAATGGCTGAGAAGAAGGGGTTGGTTGAGATTATTCCGCAGGACAACAAGTACGACTACTTTAACATTCTGCCTGTTCGGATAAACAAAAAAACTGGCGCGGCAAAACCGGCGGTTCCCGGGCTCCTGTCTGGTGCGATTAACTCTGTCTATGACGCCGTCACCCTACCCGGGGATGTCTACTCCGGTAAGCGCGAAGCAACCCCTGAGAATACTCTGAACGCTGCCATGAGCATGATGGGTGTGGGTTCTGCTATACCACGCAGAGCAAACGAGATGCGGGCGTTGGGCGGAATAAAACTCCCAGAACGTTCGCCTGATTATTCCTCGGTGCTGGCTGCGCACACAGACGAGCCCTTACAGTTGTTTTCAACCGCTAGAGGGTCCACATACGCGCAGTATCCAGACGCATCGACTATTCGGAATAGGGCTTCTGGTGTCTCTTCTCCCGGTTCTGGTTCGGAAGGTGGTCTGCAACCTAAATCCCGCAGAACAGTATTTATGAACGATAAAGACGTAACGGATATTGGCGGGCTACATCAGAACCGTGAGTTCCCGGGACTTCTGGAACCAGTACCGGATAAACCCGGGTATATGGGTATTCGTATGCAGGAAGATTACGGGCCGCGTAAGGCTGGAGAATTTATTCCGGGGACTATAAGGCCGTACAGTACGAAGCCAGAAGTAGGCGCAATTCCCGTGGAGTATTTTTCGAGCACCCCGAAAGGTATTCATTTTGGTAACAAAATTACACATGTGCAAAAGCACACACCGAAGAAAGCCGCCCCGGAAGTAACTAACTTGCTATACAATGAGCGTATTGGCGGTCCACCGCTAAAGTTTGGTAGTCCTGATCTTCCGAAGTACGCGGTGCGTAATGTTTTTTCTGATGCTGAACTAGCTTCCATACGCGAAACAGGGCGTATGCTTCCCGCGCCCGCCCATCGTGGGAAAGCAGCCAAAGGCACCAAGTATTTTACCGCAACGAATGAACCTAAAAAACAACACCTACGTGTTGAGACCAAGAACATGTCCGAATTTGAACCCGTGGATGCACGCTTCGTGGATATTTTTAACCCCTCCACGGGCGGGTATGACCCAATACTAAAAGCCAAAGGCGGCGCAATAA